TGGCATTCTGATGCGAGATACAGGCGTTTAGAGAGGGAGTTTTACCATGGAAGCGGTAATAAATAAATGGCAAGCTCCAGCCCAAGTTACTTGGGCCGACGTAATAAAAAAATTTGACAAGGAAGCTTGCGATTATCCGCATTATGTTTTGGCTAATCCCGAGGATAGCTTTTCTTCCTTAGTCCTAACTTCCCCCTTTTTACCACATAGCCTTAACAGAGCTTTCGAAGAGGTTAAGCGGACTGACCAAATAACAGTTTTACATGTTTACGCTTCATTGACGACGCAAAGTTCAACCTTCGGGCGCCACAAGGATTCAATGGATGTCTTATTAGTTCAGGCTATAGGTGAAACTGGCTACAGGTTTGATGACGGTAGAATAATCACGCTCAAGCCTAATGATGGTTTAATAATAAAAAAGGGTATTTACCACGAACCAATCATTTCCGAACCCAGAGTTACTTTGAGCTTTTCTTGGGAGTAAAAACATGCGACCTTCTTGGGAAGAATACGCTTTAAATCTTGCGATTGCAGCTTCTGAAAGAAGCGAGGACCCCTATATCAAGGTTGGGGCTTGCGCGTTAAACGAAGAAAATATGGTTTTGGGTGTGGGTTATAACGGCCTTGCATCAGGAAAGGATGTGGGAGATTCCTTTTGGGGGGATCGCCACTACAGGCGACCATTCATGATCCATGCGGAGGTTAATTGTTTGAGCCTTTTCAAAAAGGGGGAGGCGAAACTCTTGGCTTGCACCCTTATGCCATGCGCTTCTTGCGCGACAATGATAGCTTCTTATGGCATTGAAACCGTGATATACAAAGATATCTACCACAGGGACACAAAAGCATTAAATATTTTTGACTTCTACGGTATAAAATGTGTAAAGAAAAACTTGACAAACATGACAAAATTGTCATAATAAGAGATATGAACAAATTAATACTCGGTTTTATAACCATGTTGGGCATTACTTTTAGTAATGCGGGAGATATCACCCTCGATTTTGCGGCTGAAGATCAGCAGTTCTATCGTGGGCTTGGAAGGGCTAAAGATGCCTTCTCAACCACTCTGTCAACAGATCAGACAGTTGCAGGCTTTGGCGTTAACGCTTCAGCCTCTCTGGTTGCTGACAGTAAGTCCGAGAGCCATTTCGGCGTTGGCGTTTCGCGTCAGGTCAAACTGGGTTCTCTGAGCCTGTTGGCTGATGGTCAATTCCGCTATCATCAGTTTGAGGGTGCGCTCCCAACTTCTGAAGAAGTCGGTGTGGGGGGCTGGCTTGCCACCTCTTTTGCTGATGTGGGTGTGCATTTCTGGAGTGATCTAGAGTATGATTGGGAAGGTATTGAGGTAACAGTGAAGCGTGACTTGTCTGTCGCGTCTATTAAGAACCTTACTCTTTCCCCTTTCATTACGCGCAGTTGGTTTGACGCTTATGACGCGCTTCATGCTGGAGTTAAGGCTACATACGCACTCAAGGACAATACCGATGTGTATATTCAGGGCGCTTATGCCGATAACGACATTGATGTTGCCACTTTTGCGGTCGATGAAGAAATCTTCTGGAGCGCAGGATTGACGTTTAAGTTTTAATTTAAACGTTTAAAAATATAATGAAAAAGCCTCCCGAAAGGGGGGCTTTTTTTTTATAAAGTGTAAGTAAGGGATATGGAACCCGAAAAATCTATTATAAAAGAGTTTCTGAATGGAGGTTGGTTAGTCCCATTAGTTGGCGCGGCGGCGATGTTTGCGCGACTTTTGTCGGGTGATAGTGGATTATCGGTAAAACAACAATTTAAAAGAATTGTTACGGCGGCTATCGCTGCTGGCATAGCTTGGTTTGTTTTAGAGCAGACCGATGTCTCTTCGCTCACAAAGGCGATTGCTTATGGTATCATCGGCGTCGTGAGTCCCGAGGTAATCGGGGGCATAGTTAGGCTTGGCAAGAAATTCGAAAAGAACCCCTCCCAGTTCATAAAAAAATGAAACCTAGATTTATAGTTTACTGTTTATCATTTATTTGTTTAGCCTTTGGATTGAAAGGTTTACAGCTAAATGACGATATAAAAACAACATTAGAAGAGAATGCTCGCCAATCTGAATCATCTATTATGGAAATAGGTATGTGCTTTGATTGGTATGGTGTTATAATTGTTAATTCTGTTATTCAAACATCACATGGAATCATGTCGCCAGAAGAAATGGTTGAAGTCCTTGAGGAAGAAAGTGGCTATAAGGATGAATATTTGGAGGGTTACAAAAAGGACATCACCCCCAAAGAAGTAGCTTATGCAGATTTTGTGTTTGCTCAAGAGGATAAAATAAGCCTCTATGTTGATCAATTAATTGGTTGGGCTAAGGCGGGAGATATCGAAAAGATCAAAGGCTCAATTCCTGAGATGTATGAAATGACTGAGCCTACTATTGAAGCAATTAACAATATTATGGACACTAAAATGTATCATAATGAGGCTCAATCTGCTATTTTAAATAAAAAAATAGATAGATTTGGCGAGTTTATTTGGACACTGATGGCCCTGTGTGGGGTTATGTCCGTGTGCGCTTCATTCAGTAGAAGGTGTCGGTAATCATGGAATTTAAAGGTAAAAAACAAGTAATCAAAGCCGTTCAAAAACTACTTGGAATCCCAGCAGATGGTGCGGACGGCCCAGTTACTTGGAATGCTATACTGTCGAAACTTTCAACTAGAGAGAAGGTGACTGGAAACGTAACTGTTTCAGAAAAAATGATAACGCTGGCGCGAGAGCAAATCGGCGTATCTGAAGTAGATGGAACCAATTGCGGCCCCATGGTGGATACATACAAAGCCGCAACGTGGCTTGATCCAGATAAGGGTTGGCCATGGTGTGCAGCTTTCATTTGTTGGTTAGTAAAGGAAGCGATAGAGGGGCAGAATGTCGAATTTGAGCGTCCGAGAACTGCTGGGGCTTGGGATTTTGAAAACTGGGCCAAGAAACAAGCGGCAAACGGTATCGATCTTCGTAAACCAACAAACGAGGACATAAAAGCGGGGGATATTGTGGTGTTTACGTTTTCCCATATCGGCTTGGCTGTTGCGGATGCTGATTCTAGCGGTTATGTGAAAACCATTGAGGGAAATACCAATGGCGCAGGAAGCCGAGAGGGAGGCTCAGTGCTGGAAAAAAATAGGCACGTTTCAAAAATTCGCAGCAGGATAAGAATTCTGTAAAATTCACTTGACTCAAAACATTAACTCATTATTATTACATGATGCATAAAAAACAGGAGATAGATATTAACCGCACCGATATTTTCAACTATGTAGTTGGAAAAACTTCATTTGATCCTATTGAGCATTGTATAGATCCAACACAATATGAAGTGCAGCAAGAATTTATTTACGATCATCAGGAGTCCAAAATCATGGGGCAGGATGAAGATTTTATTTATTTTAATAAAGAGTTAGATAAATTAAGAAAACTTGTTCAGGGTAAGGATACTGCGGGTAAAATCGGTAGGGCAGAAATAATTAGGATTTGTAAGGAGCTTGAAGAGATTGCCCCAAAAAGCGTAAAATTACCCGTTTCCGATGGAACGTCTGATGGTTGGGATTTTAAAGGTGGCATGACTGACGAGATGCAGCAGAACTTTAAAGATGTATTTGGCCTTCCCAGCCCCAAGTGGTTCAGAAACCGTGGGGACATGAAGGAATAAAAATAATAAAATATGGCACAGAAACTAAGAAAGGCTTACACAAAGCCCAAAAAAAAGCGCAATAAAGGCATTCACTCAAAGAATAAACACTCAAAGAGTAAGACTAGCACTCACTATAAAAAGAAGTATCGAGGGCAGGGAAAACGACACTGACGGGTTGCATCTTTAGCCGTTTTGGTGTAATTATAGGTAACAAACAAATATAATAAAAATGGATACTATTCTACAATTAGTTCAAGATAACCCTTGGTTTGGCGTTGTGACGGCGGCGATTGCTTTGGCGTCAGCTTTCGCGGCAGCAACCCCAACTCCTGCCAAAGGGAGCCTGTGGTCAAAAGTTTACGGCGTAATCGATTGGCTCGCTCTCAACGTCGGCAAAGCCAAGCAGAAATAATCTTGCCATTGATCCGTAAGGATTCTCGACCCCACCGTTTGTCTCTTGACGCGGTGGGGTTTTTCTGTTATAATCTAACATATGATTTCTAATACAGCAAAGGGATTGTCGGGCGCTAATCATGTTGCGCGGTCTATGAAGGTTGGTGATGAGTCAACACATCGCTACCATGATTCTTGCTTAAACGCTGGTTTAATAATTAAAAAAACTAGGAAGCAGCAAGATATAGGGCATGTGGATTTTGTCGTTAATGGCGAAACAGTAGATTTAAAAGGAATAAAAAATTCCCATCGTGAGGGTAAGATTCTCTTGGAGTTCTATAATGTGCAAGGAAAAACAGGTTGGTGCAACGAGAATGGTACACCACTTTGGGTTGCTTTTGATTTTGGCGCATTCTTTCTGCACGTTAAAAATATAGATTTGTATAATCTCGCAAAGAAAAAGTGTGATCTGCGTGATAAAGTCTATAAAGTGGAGCAGTGCCTCCACAAGGGGTATACTCGCAGGGGGCGCAAGGATTTGATGTCGATGGTGTTATTGCAAGATGTCTTGCAGGATTGTGAGCATTGGTTTCTTCCCTACATGAAATACCACATTCCAATGGAGTCTGTCTAGGCCGAGATTATTTTACACATTTTGCTTTAAATTCGTGTAATAAAACATATGCCAGACTCTTCTCCACAAGGACTTTTACTTCAATCAATGGGAGGTTGGGGTAGCGAATACCTCACGGGCCTCAGCACTAGCGCGGGTAATTATTTTGGTGTCCAAGCTCTTGAGGATTGCACTATGATGGGAGGTACCGTGGGTAATGTATCCAGTAGTGACCCCCAAAATGACGGGATTTCAGGAGCAATTATTCCTAAGGGTGCTACCCTATTTGGCCAGTTTACGGCTGTTCAACTCTCAGGTAAGGCGGTCCTCTACAAATATGATACTTAAAAATGTTATCGCTGGGTAACAGATTATCACTTCCCACGGCTACTTTGGCGGGAGGATTGCTATTAGATAAATTTGGCGGGGGTGTTGCCCGAGCCTATTCTCTCAGAAAATTAACCAGCGCCTATTCAGGTGCGGCAGTACGGGTGCGACAGTATGCATTCAACTGGACGGCAGATGTGGGTTTCGATGTAAATGGTGAGGTCTCACTCGCTTCACCCGTCTTTAATAAAACTGGAGGTTCAGGCGATACACTGGGCGCGTGGTTGTCAGGAGCAACTGCTGATGCGTGGATCAGAGTTTGGTATGATCAGTCGTCTTTGGGTTATGATCTAACCCAAACCGACAACGATAAACAACCACAAATAATAGATAATTCGGCCCTTATGACAATTAATGGAAGGAACGCTGCGTCATTTGATGGTAGCGATGATCTTTTTCCGTTCGATGAAACGGGTTTAAATCTTGCAGACATTTCAACCTTCACCGTTATAAAACACGACGCATTTAATGCGACTACCAAAATCGCATGGGTGGCGAGCTTCGACACAAACAACTACTACATGCTGCTTGTAAACAATAGCGAGCATGAGTTTTATTATTCGGATGATTTTGAGGTGTCCTTTAACGCTATAAGTAACAATCAGTTTCTAGTCACGAATATCGCTGGCCCGATATTAGGCGTGGCTACTCAGTTCCAAGATGGTGTTCAAGGCAGTGGCACAAATCCCCTCGACGTTTCCAACCTTACTGATTCCGCTAATAATGGAGTTATGGGAAGTGCCGCTGGAACTTACTTCTGTAACGGACACTTACAGGAACTAATTTTCTACGCTGATGATAAATCTCCCGAACGGGAAGCCATAGAGCGGGACATAAACGCCTACTACAAGATTTACTAAAAGTCTCTTTACAAATTACAATTTAGTTTTATACTGCTAAATAATGTATTTTGTTATCTTTATCGCCTGGGTAATCGCCCTTTCAATTATATTACCAATTCTCGGGGGCAACCGTCAACTCCAACGCAAGCCCAATATAAAAAATCCCAACAAGGAAAATTTCTGACATTTTTTCTTGACGGCAACGGGATCATGCTTCACTGTAGGCACATATGAAGCTTAGTTATTTGCCTTATCTGATTTTATCTATCATCGCGGGGTTAACCGTGGGTATTTTACTGGCGGTATTTGTTGGCGTTACGGCAATGCTACATTCGCTCCTTGCCTTTCCCATACAGGTATATCGCACATCAACCGCAAGGCTGAAGGAGGTAGAGCAAATAATACAAAATGAAAACATATGGGATCGCCACATCCGCAGAATGGAAGATAAAAAACAACAATACAAAGACCACGACCCAGTATGAAAGCGTTCACATCCATCAGTATCTTGGGGATATGCCTCGGTGTAGGCATCTATCTGTTCCTCCTTCCCACAAAAACAGGGGAGCTTGAGGAATTAAAAACAAAAGAAACCCCCAGATCTATTAATCTTCCCGCAAATAACCCCGACCCCGATTACCAGTGGGCCAGTTCGAATTCGAAATACGAAATAAGAATCCAGAACGATGTCACCGATGAGCGTTTGGAGACAGTAACGACTCTTGAAGAAGCGCTGGCTTATCTAAAGCAGTATTCCATGCATCACAACGACTTATTTGTTTATGATATTTCTAGTGGCACATTGGTAGCGGGGATGGCAGAGGGAAGTTCTTTTGAAATGGCTGTAGATTAAAAAAAATTATGACCATCAAAGACTTATTGGAACTCCATGAGGAAACCTGCGACAAGTGCAGGGATATAATGGCAAAGAAAAACAACGATTATACGGGCGGCAAAACCGCCAAGGATATATTCGCCAACTTCAAGGCCGCACAAATACTTAACATTCATCCAGTTAAGGGTATATTGATGAGGATGATTGATAAAATCCAGAGAATTCAGTCATTCACTAATGACCGCAAACTTGAAGTGCCAAACGAAAGCGTGGATGACGCATGTGAGGACATCATTAACTACGCCATCTTAGCGAAAGCGATGCTGAAAGAGGAAAGAGGCTTCAGGTCTAAACTCTATGACAGGATTCAAAAAGAGTATAAAAACTCCCTCCCCCCATCTAAATAAATGATTAATAAATTAGGAATAATAGCAGGCTCTAAACGAACGGCCAATTTATTATTGGATACTTATCCTGCCGATGCGGGTTATTCACTCCGCAAATTGCGAACTGATTATAGTGGCTACGCTCTCAAGGTCAGGCGTGAGGCAGACGATTATGAGGCAGATGTCGAATTCGATTCAGACAATACTGTTTCTCTTACTTCAGGAGTGGCTAATTTATCAGGCGGTTCAGGAGCAACACTGGGAGACTGGGCTGGTTCCGATACAGTCAGGGCGGTTACATGGTATGACCAGTCCGCAAATAACCGCGATATAACAACTTCTACGGAGAGTAGACAACCAAAGCTAATTGGCTCTGGTTCGCTAGAGGTTTACAATGGTAGGGTTGCATTAGACTTCTACAACGATTTATTACAGCGTAGCGATGCAAGTTCCGAATCGCAACCGAACAGTTTTCTTGCCGTGGTCAAAAGTGACAACACAAGCTCGGGGCTGTATCTGGTGGATGGTGATGGCTCAGGTGGCCGTAATCTACTCGGACAACAGGGTAGCAAAAGGCGTCTTTGGGCTGGCGGGTGGTCTGGTAGCGCCGCCAATGATCAGGATCAGGCGATATGGTTGGGTGTATTTGCGGGTAGCAGTTCACAACTCTCAATCAACGGGGTAAATGCGACAAGCCTTAGCCCAGGTAGTCAGGCCATGAGCGGCTTTTCTCTAGGTTCTCGGTTCAGTGGTAGTAATGGTTGGAGGGGTTATGTTCAAGAGATTGTTCATTGGAATTCCAATCAAAGTCTTGACCCCACAAATAATCGGGTGGCTATCGTAACAAACGCTAATGATTACTATTCAGTTTTTTAAACAATGAAATATTTAATATTTAATAATAAAAAAGATGCCATGGCGCGTTCTGACGAGGCGGGAGCGGCAAAAGGGTTAGCCTATCACACCTCAGGGGGAACTACACGTTATGTGTGGTGGGTAACTTCTGAGGAGGGCGGTGAGGAGAGAGCGGCGCTAGAAATAGAAAACAACCTTGAGTTGCTCACTGCGGAGGAAACCTCTGTGCTTGTTGATGAACTGCCCGAAGATTGGGTGTGGGGTGACGACGATGCTTAGAGACGACGCTTTAATTTTAGATGGCTTGGATGAGGCCATTGCAGGAGAATCGGATTGTGGTCGCTTAATATATGATCACAATAAAATGCTTGCAATCTTCATGGAACGAGATAAGATGACTGAGCAGGAAGCCATTGAATGGATTGATTACAATGTAATGGGTGTCCAGCCTAACGGCGCAGGCTTCATAATGATGTATCAACACTTTGATTAAATGAATATATTTGCAGTAGACAATGACCCCAAAATCGCAGCACAACAATTGTGTGATAAACATGTAGTCAAGATGATTCTTGAGTCAGCGCAGATGCTTTGCGCTGTGTTCCCTAATGGGGACGCCCCATACAAGAGAGCATTCTACAATCACCCTTGCACTAAGTGGGCTAGAGAATCAGTCGAGAACTACGAGTGGTTGCTCAATCACGCATACGCTATGTGTCAAGAGTATACTCGTCGCTACGGCAAGGTGCATAAGTCTCTTAATGCTATCGGTTGGTGCGGATCTAATTACCATAAGCTAAATATACCATCCAAGGGACTCACCCCTTTTGCACAAGCAATGCCAGAGGAATACAAAAACGATTGTTCTGTTACAGCTTATCGCTCCTATTACAATGGCGAGAAAGCTTACTTCGCCAAGTGGACTAAGAGAGAGGCGCCGAATTGGTTCCAGATCGAAAAAGAAATTGCCAAATAAACAATGATTGTAAGACTAGAACCCGACGAAATATTGATTTGCGAACAGTTGGGTAGAATGAGGTCTCTGATTGCGCGAAGTGCTGGCGTAACAGATGCTAAAATTGGCACACAAGATGGTAGCGAAGCCGATGTTATGGGTATGAAGGCTGAATACGCATTTTCTAAACAATTTAATACCTTTCCAGATCTTGGTTTAACGCCCCGCAGTGGAAGTGCGGATGGAAAATTAAAAGGATATGCTTATGATATTAAATCCACCACATATAAAAGTGGTAGACTTCTAGCTACAAAAAAAATAAATCCAGATGTGGATATGTATGTTTTGTGTGTGGTGAGCGATTCCGAGGTAGATATCAAGGGGTATATAATGAAAAATGAATTTATGCGCCCCGAAAATATTAAAGATTTGGGTCATGGGGAGGGCTATTGCGTAGAGCAACATCAATTAAAGAAATTTAAATAATGAAATACAACCCACTTCCACCACTAGAAGAACTAAAAGAATATTTAGATTATAATTCAGATACAGGAGTATTTATTTGGAAGAAAAGGCCAGCCTACCGCATTAAAATTGGTCAACAAGCTGGATGTTTAAACTCTGAAGGTTATAGAATGATAAAATTGAAAAGGAGTATTTACCTTTCTCATAGAATAGCTTATTATATGTATCATGGCGTAGACCCCTTAGAAAAGCAGGTAGACCACATAAATGGCAATAAAGCAGATGATAGAATTAAAAATCTTAGATTAGCGACTTGTCAAGAAAATAATTTTAATAAGGGTTTAAGGCGAAATAATACGAGCGGTTTTACTGGGGTGCATTGGAGGCGAGGCAGGCAAAAATGGATAGCCACAGTGCAGCTTCGTGGTAACTACAAATACTTAGGGATTTTCAACGAAAAAGAAGATGCTATACAAGCTCGTATAGAAGCAGAGAAAAAATATTTTGGTGAGTTTAGGGCAGACTCCCAGATCGACTGCGAAAGTTAATCGAACATTAACAAATCGGTAAAAAGTCGCAGATCAAGCGCGTTTTTCTCAAATAAGAGAGTGTACATGTGTAAATATACATATGAAACTCCTAGTTACTTTACTTGGGGTCTTCACATCAGCGTTTCTCTCTTGTGTGGAGGCTCAGAACGCTACGTCTGATTACTTTGGTTTCCATTACGAGTTAATTGAACCAAATAGTTTTACTCCTGTTGCCATTAACGTTGCTGAAAATGCTGATGGAACAAGTGATCGGTCAATTTCTGACATCTTTGGGGAAAAGAATGAAATTAATCTAAAGGTTAGTGCCACGCCCAACCAATCTGACGTAATTTGGGTCAAGGAAGAGTCTGGAATCTGGTTGCAGATCTACTACAATGCCACAAATATAGAAGCTTTTGGTATAACTGAGGGCTGGAGGTATATAGGTGGGGGCAATCATGATATCGGGGATTATGTTATCCCACAAAATAAAGCTTTCTTTATACAATCAAAAAAAGATTTTGAGTGGTATATGGCTTTTGGTGGGTATGTCAGGCAGGAACCCATGACTTATTGGGTTCAGCATGGATTTAACTTTTTAAATAGGGGTTATCCTGCAAGAATTTCACTGAATGATTCCAAGATACACCTGTCCAAAGGATTTAAAAAGGGTGATGCTATGACGGGCGACATTGTTTGGCTATATAGAGATGGTGATTCAGAGGGTGTTGATCCATACTACGAACAATATTATTATTCCGAAGGCAATATCTTTATGACCGAGGGCTGGAAGAAGTTGGGCAGCGATGTCTCAGACGCTGGCGAAGAGTTCATACCTAATACATTGATCATACAAACAAGAGGCGCTGGAGGAAAGGTTGTCTTACATCCACCCCAAGGTTTTCCATACCCTAAAAAGACAACCCCCAGTATACCGCCCAAACCACAGGTTTACACTTATCTTAGTTTAGATGAATTTGGTGACCCATACTTTAATGTCATTTGGCAATCCGATGATTCTCAAATTAATTATACAACTGAAATTTGGGATGATTATAATAAAGGGTGGTGGCAACTTGATAGCCGCACAGTAGAAGCGGGAGTTATTTTAGATCAATGGGCAAGCATCTTGAGCTTGCGTTACGGTTTGGGTAGAGTGGTTGCGGGTTGGGTGGCTGTTGAAAACCCCTAGATCGACTGCGATTTTCCCAAATAAGCGTAAAAAGCCCCAGATCGAACGATTTTTTGCCAAATAAGCGTGTGCGCGTGGAGAAAAACTTTTTAAATTGTTCTTTTAATATAACCTAACGATTTAATTTGCATGATTAGAGTGTTGACGTTAGTAACAGAAATGTTTTTAGTCTTTACGGTGAGGGGATAATTTAATTCCGTATCTAATCTTACTCCTTCTTCTTTTGTATCTTGCGGCAGGATTTCTGAAACGTAATCGTACAATCCTTTTCTTTTGAGTAGCTTATAATAGTAATCTATTTGTTCTTTCTGAGCTTCGACCAGCACATCCATTCCCAAATAGCTTTTAACTGTCATAGTTAAATACCTAAAATATAATCCTTCGTTTGTAGTTAGGTGAGACACAACGATAAGGTTCATATTCTTTTTTACACTCAAGTAGTGTAATAAAAATAAAGTTATGGCTATTCCGAGGGACGAACCTTACATTACTCCACCAGAACCTGAGAAAACTTATGATTCGATATGGTTAAATAATATCAATATCGAAATAACTGAGACAGAGGGACGACTAAATATTAAATGTCTACCTTATGACGCTAACAACAAGGAACTAAACATGGGGTTGGAAGGTGGTATAGAATATATTGAAACCAACGATCTATGGAAAGCTATTGCTGAAGTGCCTGAAGTCTCAGGTGCGATGGACGCTATCACTAATGCGGTTGTTCCACTGAGGAACTGGATTAATAATCCACCTCCACCACCTAGTGGTGATCCACCAGCATAGGTGGTTGCGAAAAAAAAATCAATTTAAGTAAAAAAAACGCTTGCGCCCCCATTTTATATGGTTTATAATTGACCATATGAACGAGACATCTAAGAAGAGGGGTCGCCCAAGAGGGTCTACATCGTTCACTAGAATCAACATCAATGATCTAGTGCAGCAAGTAGGTTCCAATGCGACCATCGTCGTGTCGAAGAAGTGGTTGGAAGAGATTGGTTTAACCATTCAGCCAGCAACTCCTAAAAGCACACCTATCCGTGAGGTCACGGAAGAACCCGAAGAGAAGATTCAATTCTCTGTTAACTCATTCAGCTAATGACGACCAAACCCGATATGTTCGAGGGTCTTATTGGACAAGATTCTCTCAAGACGCGCCTGGAGTTTTACTCCGAGGCAAAGAATGCAACTGGCACAATTCCTTTTCTCATGTTCAATGGGGCAAAGGGATTGGGTAAAACAGAATTCGCAAAGTGTTTTGCGAAGTCTCTTGGCAAGCCAATGATCGAAGTCAACTGTTCGACCATTCGTAATGCCGAGCAGTTCTTTGAGCAGGTCTTTATTCCTGCAATCTTGGACAAGGATGTTACTATATTGTTTGATGAGGCTCATGCCTTACCGAAAGATTTAGTTATGTCTTTTCTGACTATCTTTAACATTGAGGGTGCGAAGACCAAACGATTTGAATTTGGTGAATCAAGCTTCCTGTTTGAGTTTGAGCGTCAGACATTCTTGTTTGCGACAACCGAACTGGATAAATTGTTTCCTCCGTTTCGCGACCGTTTGACTGTGGTTGATTTCCAACCATACAAATCAAGTGAGTTGGCAGGAATCATCAAGAAGAAGATTGATTGGATCAGCTTCGAGGATGGAATCATGGACGAGATAGCCGAGACTGTTCGAGGCAATGCTCGATCCGCAATTAAACGTGCATTAGAAATTAGTGCATACGCCGAAGTTCACAATAAGTCAACGTTTAATAAAGCTGATTGGAAAGAATTGTGTGGTCTAGTGGGCATCATGCCTTTCGGTATCAACAATACCGAGCTACAGGTCATGCGTATTCTCAAGGAGCGAGGTGCTTGCACTCTGCAAATGCTGTCTGCTGTGACGGGAATGTCAAGGACTGCTATCCAAAAGGATGCAGAGATATTCCTGCTCAAGCAAGGCTTTATGCGTATTGATGGCAAGCGCGAAATCACTGGCGAGGGAACTAAGGCATTAGAGAAGATTGGATAATGGTAGCGAAGAAAAAAAAATATTCCCCTCCCACCAAACTAAATATAGGAGGCATTGAATTTAAAATTGTTTTTAAAGAGATGCGAGACTTCGGTGAGATGGACTTTGACAAAAAGATCATTTGCATCCGTAAAGGTTTGAGTGACGAAGAGATATTCGATACCATCATGCATGAAGCTCATCATGCCTCCCTCTCAGTGAGTGGCTTGAGTTACATATTAGATGATGAGAACACCGAGGAAGCATTAGTGAGAGCAGTAGACAATCTTTTGTTTCCTATTTTTAAGAAAGAGTACAAGAAGTTAATTAAATAACTCTTGACCCCGATTTAAAATTGATTTAAATTACCAGCATGAGATACCAAATAGGAATCACAATATATAATACCTTCGAAGTCGAAGCAGACTCAGAGGAAGAAGCACAAAACAAAGTTAGAGATTATTGCAACGATGCGATATTAAATGACTGTGATTTTAACATAAGCTACTCTGACGAGATAATCAACACCGACGAGATAAAAGATGAAGTTTAAAGTTACTTTTGAAGACGTAATCGAAGCTGAGACTGAAGAGCAAGCTTACGATGAGATGATAAAATATTGTTTTGATGTTCACAACAATGAAGATGTGACGGCATTTAATTTTGAAAAGATAAATGAATAAAACAGAAGATTTTTTAGCGAAGCTTGAGGAATTCCTTGAGAAAGAAGTTGGAGGCAACTGGTATTACGAATTTGAGACAGAAGGATACCACGACAATAACACAACCCTGTGCTTCAACGTATTCAATGTATGGGGCAAACAATTTAACGAAGAAGAAGATGAGTAAAGAATACGAAGTAATATTTGCACCTATAGATGTTCTTAGCTATACATTTATGGTAGATGCCAAGAATGAAGCTGAAGCAATGAGAAAAGCAGGAGAACAATTTGAGTTCGACATTGGTTATGACCGAGCGAAAGATTTTGATGTTATCAAGTGCGTAGCTGAAGAAGATGAATAAAAAACCCCTTGACTTTGAATTTAAATTAATTTAAATTACCAGCATGAGCAAATTAGATACCGCATTATCCGCATTAAAAGGAGTTGTCAATGGGATGCCCGATGAGGTCATTGACACTCATATCCGAAACATACTAGACAGATGCGAAGAGGCAATAAAAGAGATTGAAGACAATGAACAAGATAAAACGTGTGTTCCTGTAGTGCCACAAGCAACAGAAGAACAAAGAGAAACCTTGCACCAAAAGGCTATAGGTAAACACAAAGAAACATACGAAAGAGTAGAATACGAAGTGATGTTGCGGTATCAAGATACTACTGAACTCATCCTAGACGTAAGGAAAGATACTGTTGATTTAGATGAGCAACCTATAGAAGAAGAGTATGTCGAGGGATTTGTTTATGATCATCATTCGCTTGAACAAAATTATAAAGATGCCCTAAAGCAATACGAGAAGCTTTTAGTTAAGTATCGGGAGTTAGCCAAGAAGGAAGAAAACAGTTCTGTTAATGTGTGGGACGAGGTGGAACACGATGCAAACAGATTAATAGCAATCAAAAAAGAAAACTATTATGATTGAGACTAACGAAAACTATTGGGATTGTGAGTGTGAGGAAGATTACATTCACGAAAAAGCAAAAAAGAAGTATTGTGTTAAGTGCAATAGTCTAAGCTTCAACCAACCCGATTCAAGACAAAATGAGGTTGACATCCTGTTAGACATGAACGATAGTTAGACCATGACAGAAGATAGATATATATACTTGCACCTTGAGGACGGTATTCAAATCCACGTTAAACTGGACGACGAAGGAGTAGTGGTTGATGCGTGGAGTAAGAATGAGGTTATAGGAACAACTTGTAAACCTTATGATGAGATGGGAATTGAAATAAAAACACTTGAAACTAATTAAAAATCAATTAAAATAGAACCATGACAGTAGAAGTATTAATAACAGCATTAAAAGAACTTGATCCGAAGCGCAACATTATTATGCCGTGGTGGACAAAAGAAGATTTTCCAAACGTCATTTCCAATGAGGTCGAGTGGGTTCAAGCTTGCCGTTACCTTGAAAGCGAAGAGTGCTGGGAAGGCATAACTGCTCAGTTGGAAGAGATCATTAAGAATCAGCAGGAAACCGATGTAGTAACGGGAGAGAAAAAAGTCGTTCAAGAAACCAAGTAACATGAAAGCAACAATCAATTTAACAGATACAATGCTCAACAAAAGCATCATCGACGCAAACAAATCAGTCTGCGAGTTAGCCAAAGAATTTTCTTTTGATTACTCTGAGCATGAAGCAGGAGATAAAAACATGGTATCATGCAGGTATCCTGACGGAACCATAGGAAAAGTAACATTCTATAAGGCAAAGACGAGGGGAGACAAGAGGGTTTCAATTACCAAGCTCAAGCAGTATGCTCAAGCAGGTGATGTCGTGACGCTCAAGCAATCCAAGGAGGCTATCGAAATTTTAATTAACGACAATGGATAGGGACGATCTAAGAGCAATAATTAAAATTGCAGATTATGTTATCAAAGAGCATCCTGTATGGGTGGAAAAAACTCTTGATATAACAGAAGAGCAACTGGAAGATTTACGAGAAGTAATAAACAAATCTGAATTATAATGTTAAAAACACAAATAGACCCTAAAAACATAACTGATTTTAATCGGGACACTGACCAACTGCAAGCTTTTTGGTTGTTTTGTATGTTCGTCGCAGGAAAAAATAGCGATTGGGCATCAAAATGCTTAAAGAAATTGTTAGATACGGCAGATAAAGGCACTGATGGGGGTATTTTTAATTATTTTAAATCCATTGGTCAGACAGGAGTTCACAATATGCTTGTCGCAAATAGGGTCGGGCAATACACTAGACTAACAAGAGGAATTATGCAGTCCCTTGATCTTGATCTGAGGAATTGTTCTCTGCAAGATTTGCTGGACATCTACGGTGTCGGCAATAAAACCGCACGATTCTTTTTGTTGCATACGAGAGATAAGTGTGATTATGCTGTGCTTGATACACATATTCTGTCATGGATGAGAGATCACGGTGTAGAAGATGCACCGAAGTCTACCCCAACCAACCTCAAGGTTTATGCTGAACTAGAGAACAGATACAGGATTTTGTCAAGACTGCATTACCCACATCTCAGCAATGCACAAATCGACTTGCTTATTTGGACAAAACAAAGTGGTCGGTTAGATGATGACCTTAATCTCAGGAGAGCAAGGTTGAATTACGAAGAGTAATGATTACCCTAAGAAACCAAATTTTGTTTCCTCCTGTTTACTTGGGAGTGGGTCACTTTAATCTAAGTGATGAGTGGATAGAAAAAGTTAAAGCTTTTTGTTTGGACGTTGGACAACGGGATGAACCATCATTCCACACAACAACATACTTTACAAATTGCCAAGTGCATAATGAACCACTCATAAAAGAAGTTTTAGATCATGCGATTAAAGATGAGGAAGAGTTCCAAGAGTCTTGGATTCAAACATATGATAGAAATAGTGGTTTTCACGCCCCACACACGCACCGTGGGACATCAGTTGCCTCCTGTCTTTACCTAAACGATGGAGATGGAACTTATTTTTACAACCCACTTACCGACACACAAGAGAATGTTGCAGTAAAAAAAGGAGACATTTTGTATTGGCAACCTGACTTAATACATTACTGCTTGCCTTCAGCAGAAGAAAAAACAATCATTGGTATGAACATCAAAACAAACAGAAAGTAATGACAGATAAATTATTATCAGCAAGTGAATATGTCCAGCAATGGAGGGGCATCAAGGTATATTCCCAAGGAGAATGGCGCAATGAAAAAGCTCAGTAAAGAGGACTGTTTAATTATAGGATATGGCTTGACACTGCTTGGTTTGGGTGGTATAGTTATGTTCGGATTCAACTTCATTAGTATGGGGTTATTCATTTCAGCAATCATTCCCACTCGTTGGGCATACATTAAACACAATACTTGGTAGTAATGAAGCAAGAAAAAAAATGGATTGTTCACCTTAATGGTCAACAACACACTGTGCATGGGGATTGTGATGGACACTTGAAGCTTTGGGTGGGTCATGAGGACGGTACTCAGGTTCACGCTACGGAGATGGGTTTGGATATACCAAACGAGTGGGGCGACTTCTTCACAACAGAAGGAATAGAAAAAGAGTATCAAGATTCTAAACAGAAGCAATAATAAATATGACAAAGGAAGAAAAGCTAACCAAAGAAATTAATTTTGCTAATATGGGTGCGGGTGCATACCTGTGCGACTGTCTGTGGGATATCATGGAAGACCATGAGGTAACCCTAGAGGACTTCGAGCATAAGACTAAGACATGGAGAGTGGCAGTAGAGAAGTCAGCCTGTGAAGCATATGAGTTCATGCCTTACGAGGATTTGTGGGAGAGAATAATAGCTTCTTCTTTTTATGATAGGGGAGAACAGAAGAAAACTGCTCACGAAACCGTAGAAAAGATTAGAGAGTATTTGCTTAATAAGATTCAGAGACATTGGGACAAGAGTGTTGACAATGGACTCCCCTTTCTTCACAAGGTGCGACTGTCTGATTTAGTTGGGCATGGACATGAGTTATCAATTCGGGATATGTGTTTTGATGATTTGATTACAGATGGATTAGTGTTTAATACCAGTGGACAAATAGAGCAAGATGCAAATCAAACCGAGTTGGCACTGTGAGAGAAATAACCATCAAGCATACTGCCTTCTACGATCTTCAAGGAAGCAAGAAAGTGTGTTTACTGAGAGAAGGAATGAAGCTAGAGGTAATAAAAGAAAACAATCAAGGTGATCTTATTTGTTTGAATAAGGGTGACTTGGTTCTCGAAGGAGGGTGGAATGAGAATATCGGACTGTCTAATGTGATAGTTCCAAAGAGTTGTTTGTAATTATAAAACAAGCTTTTTGTTTTTACGTTTGTATAAATAAACCATTACGCCCCAATGCGCCCCATAATACCCCGTATTACCCCCTCAATGCCCTCACGTTGCCCCCTACGTCCCGTTAGCCCCAATACCCTACATCTACAAGGGATAGAGACAAATACATATAGGGGAGAGTATAGAGAGAATAGAGAAGCAAACACTGTTGGAATTAGGTTGAGGAAATGACGATTACTCCTTGCTAATTTTAATTAATTAAATATAATTTAAATTAGATTACGATAATTATGGATTGGTTTTACCCCTTTTGGTTTTGGTTTTGGTTCCTTTACCTTACTTATAAAGCCTGTTTTGATGGAGAGAAAACTTCACACAACGACGAAGAAATCAACGATTATTGGTCAGACGGTTAGCTGGATCAGTGCAGATCAACTGAAATAATCTAAATAAATAAAGTTGCTGGATCGACCGAGATCGTGTAAATAAACATATGGGGCAGATCGTGCGAAACATTTCGTAATATTCGCGGATCTAATAAAACAAACTAAATAATGCGATGAGACAATGGGGCGAAACAACTTGGATCACTGTTGTATGGTGGCTTTTGTTTTTGTTTGCTATATGGTGCTTAACCCCAGATCTAGCCTACCTTCTTAAATAAAGGCGCAGGTCGAGCGACATAAACTAAATAAGCGTATTAGCCTGTGACATTCCGCACCGTAGGTATACTATTAACCACCAGTTTTGTTTTGTGTTGTATTCCCCTGTATATACTTGGGGTCAGCATCATGATCTATATGAACTTCAGGGATTTCTATCGGGATTTTTAATGAATTTAAATGTTGACTACCACCGAAGGTGGTAGTAGGTTTACCGTATGATAGTCAACGTAAACTACCCACTACCCACCGTTCACCTGAATGGCACTCCACAAGAGACGCTACTCAAGGATGCAAAGAAACTAAATGATGCTCTTGATGAGGCTTATGCCATAGTATCCCAAGCAGTTCGGGATTCCAAAGTTGGTCTTCATGGCAGAGATTACTATGTGCAAGACCCAGCCAACGAAGCACCGTCTGCATTCAAACGTGCAACGGAGGAGAGACTTAAACACATGCATAATCTTATTGCATTCAGACAGTATGCCCTTGAACATGTAATGCACCTTGAGAACTGCTAATGTTTGAATTTGTTTTATTTGTTTTGTTATTAATCGCGGCTATAAAGAGATGGACTTAATCAAACTACATAAGATAAAAGAGTTTGCTATAGAGCAACTCAACAAGTGGGGATTAACTGGTAGCTATGGGTGCGACTGGTGTTTCGTATGGGATACCAAAGCAGTGCGCCGATACGGTCAGTGCCGATACCACAAGCAGGAGATCAGCGTCAGCAAGCAACTCGCCAACATCAACTCACTAGAAGAAAGTAAAGATGTCGTTCTTCATGAGATCGCCCATGCCCTTGCGGGGATGGGTCACGGACACGATGCCCACTGGAAGAGGATGTGTATCAAGGTGGGCGCAAGACCCGAAAGATGCTACACCCCTGAGATCCATGGTGGAGATGTTAAACAGCTAAAGGGAAAGTATAAACTGATAAACAAAGAAACAGGAAAAGTTTATAAGGAATACTACCGCAAACCAAAGTTCAGAGATTGGTCGCAAAGATGGGTTGTCGGCAAGAAGGCAGAGACACAAGGAAAGTTGCAGGTCGTGAGAGCCTGACATAATAAGCGTCTAGGTCAAACCAAACCAATTAAATAAGCAAGCTCGCGTAACAGCGGGCTTTCTTTTTTTCTTTTAGAAGTTTTTCATGTGTAAGTCCTTAAGACTCAACGAGTTACGGGGCGTGGCCCGCCCCGTGGCCGTAACTCCTTGAGGATCAAGGAGTTACACGGTTAACTGGATGTTCAATGGGGCAACATAACCTAGCATAAAACCCGTCGCAGGCTCTCCCTACGCTCTATTTCCAGCTAACCGCGTGATTGTTTTTATTCGTCCTCGTCCTGCTGGGGAAAGGGTTGCACCTTGCCATCAACACGCGGGCGAGGTATCCAGTCCCCATATTTTGACTCTATACCATGCGAGAACATGGCGTTGACTTGATCACCCTCTCCATTCCATACAGCTTGTATTGCTCCTGCTGGTGTGTGTGCTTCCACAACATAGGTGGCAAGGTGGATCTCAGGGACTTCTACGCTATACTCTTGCATTAGCTTAACTCCTTTCTCTTGGCGTTGATTGCTCTCTCTATCTTACGCATAGTTCGAGGTGATGCAAGCTGAAACTTACTAGCCCTTTTCTCTAGCTTGGTAAGTTGTTTTGTGGTTTTAGCTTCTTGGATTTTCTGTTTTGTGCCTTTTGTTTTCATTATCGTATTAGTGTTAAGTAGAATAGTATTAAGAAGAATAGGAAAGTGGAGGCATCTAGCATGGTTCAACAACAAAGCCCGTTTGATCCTTCTTTGCAAGTCCTTTTTCAACAAGCCCCACAATGCAACCTGGGGTATCTTGGAAGCGCAGGTCATTGTCGTCACCGTTGAGAACGTCAATGCCTAAGTATTTGTCGGGCAGGTGATCACGGAAAACCACCGCCACGTTGCCACGGCTTTTGCATAGGGCAATCACCAATGCATCTGTTGTTTCCTCACTGCGGGAGTATGTAAGATGGTAATTCTCTGGCAACTCACCGTTAAGGAAACGAGTAAAACGTTTTAAGCTTTTCGTGTAGTCATAGAAGCGACAAGGATTGAAAGCATCCATTAAGCTTTGCCCCTTGTGCTTGATTGATTCCCACGGGAGATCCGAGGTTAAGTTTGGGCGCATACAAAACTTTAATTCTTTTTTTGTTGCTGACTTAACGGCAGAGGTAACTTCTTTCCAAAGGTCAGTTAAGAATCCTTTGCGATCTTCAAAGAATCTTTTTGTTTTGTTTGTTCGGGCAGTCTGCACACTTGGCATTGCGCCACGTCCCGCAGTATCAAGACAAGCATCAATGCAACCTTCGGTGGCATCAAAGCAAACATTATAACCGCTTACTGTATTGGGTGATAGGTGAATCCCGTATGTTTTCCAACCATACTTTTCCCCCTTGATGGTTTTATGGTTTCCTTGGTTTAGAATAGGCATAGCGTAACTATAAGCTAGAGTTTAGGTGCTGTCAATTTAAATGAATTTTTAATCAGCCAAGGGAACTTCGCTTTTTTCTCTATAGTTAAGCTCAATGTATTCGTGATGCGTTGGAGCTATATCCACCATATCAAGGTAACCGATGGAATCAAAATGTCCTGCTAGTGCAAGTGCGCCATGCAAGGACACAGGTAAAAAAGTTTCTTTCTCGCCATCATGCCAGCTAAAGATATACCCGAAGGGGGCTGTTGCGCTTTCTGATTTGCGATAGGTAACGGCAAAGGTTTTTTCTTTTTTCATAGCTTCTAATATAACACAACCACCGCAGATGTCAATTAAAAATGTATTTAAAGTATGTGTGTGTATAACTCGTTGAGCATCAACGAGTTAGGGGGCGCGGGTGGCCCCGCAGCCGTAACTCCTTGAGGATCAAGGAGTTACAACAGTTAACACGCGGATAAAAAGAAACCCCTAGCCTTTCGGCTAGGGGTCATGGGGGTTTTGTTGGGGGTTACGCGGGAAGCACCAGTGCTTCCTCCTCAACTTCGACAGCTTCGATCACGGGAGCGTGTCCTGCGATCTTGTCGAAAACCGACTGCACAGTCATCGTGCGTTGGGGCAACTTGGTGAGGTCGCCACCCTTGAGGTGTTCGGTGATGCCGTTGTAGAGAGTCCAAAGAGAACCACCCTTGAACTCGTCGTGGCGAGGGTTGCGGAACTCCTGCACCGCCTTGTAAACGTCACGGGCGGGAAACGCCTTGGCATCTACGAGGTCAACGATCATGTCGGCGCAACGGTCGCGCTGGACTTCGGTCTGCTTGTAAGCGTCGATGCGCTTGCCCATGTCCGTCCAGTGAGAAACCACGCGAGAGATGGCAGAGCCAAGCACCAGCGGAAGGTCGCGCACGATGTTGAGCGTGTGCCTACGGGCGAGCTTCACATCAGAAGAGAAGCAAAGGTTTTCACAAACCAGCATCTGATTGCCGATGCAGACGGAAGCCGCGAAGGACTTATCGTGTGCGTTACGAAGACCAAGCACCAACTGACGGTCACTGGCTTCGATGTCGTTACCCTTGAGGGCAAACCCGCCGAAGTAACGAAGACCACCACGCCCAAGCGCGTGTTCCTCCTGAGTGACTTCCAAGCCAGCCCGATCAAGTGCCTGATGTGTGCGCTCAACCAACATGGCGTGTGGTATTGGGGTGTGTGTGTCTGTTCGCTCAGGTGTTGCCACGGTTGCGAGTTGCTCGATGTTTACTTTGTTTTTTGCTAGTATTAGGCTCATAATTAATTAAGGATTTGATGTTGAATTACTCGGTAAGTATACCACACGATTTGCTTTGTGTCCAACGCTTTTTTCATTAAAACGAATTTTTTTTTCTGCGTGTTAACCTGTGTAACTCGTTGAGTATCAACGAGTTACGGGCGCGGGGCGGGCGCCTCACCCTAACTCCTTGACTGTCAGCTACTTACCCGACGCTTTCTTTTTTGCGTGTTCCGTTGTGATGTGCTGGCTAATCGTCTCACGGAAACTTTGCGTTCCCATGCCACGCCTTCTTAGCCACGCTTCACAGGCATCGCCTACTACTTGCGCTAGGTTATGCATAACCTCTGCGCGTTCTTGGTCTTTAATGTCGGGTTGGTGTGGTATGCTCATGGGCTTTCTATTCCAAACTTTTTAAACTGTTCGTCTATCATGTGCTTGATGTTGTCTCGGAGTGCTATTAGCGCACCTTCGCTACAGTTTATTACATCAGGCTCTTGATTGTTCTCGCCAACCTCATCATCGGGGTGTGGTTGAGGATCTCCCTTGTAATGAGGGTTTTCATGCCATGTGTCAGCAGATGAAAGCAACCACTGATTGTCGGGGTGAAACGTTCCCTCAATGTCTGCCCACTGGCGCATATCTTGATTGAAGTCGTAACTCATTATTCTGCAACTGCCTCCTGTTCTGAGATTTGATAATCAACCGCACCAGGGAAGAAGCCCCTGTTCATTTCATCCCTTGCCAAGTTTTCAAGGTATTCCATTGTGTAGGTGTTGTCAGTGAAGTTAAGTAAGGCGGAGCAACCAAGGTGTTCGCCTTTCTCATCCCAGTAATCAATAGTATAAGACATATTAGTAATCTGAGTCAAGGTATTCAGTGATTTCAGCTTTCATGGAAACTAACTTTTGCATTACGTCGTGTTGGTGATTATCCGCAGCGATGGAGTCAGCCGCGAGGTAATCGTTTATGTCGTGAATCCAATGGGTTACGACTTCTAAGAGGTCTTCTTTTTGGCTCATGCAGTAACTATACCACAGCCTTGAAACTCGCGCAAGTCTTTTTTATTGTTTTTTATTGGTATGTATAACTCCTTGATCCTCAAGGAGTTACGAGCGCGGGGTGGCCCCGCCGCCCTAACTCGTTGAGCCTGAGTGACTTACGCTGGTGTTCCGATTAGAACCATGCCAGCGATGATGGCAAGGCCAGCAAGGACAATGGCGATGAATGCCGTGAGCGTGATGAGGACTAGTTTAATTGCTTCCATTTGTTTTATGCGTTTAAAGAGTTAACCCCTCCCCCGTTGTCTAGAAGAACGGGAGAGGGGCGTTTGAGAGGTAGCGCTCCGTTGGGGCTTTCCTCTCTCACTTGCAGTTGTACCCACTGCCGAGAGCCTCAGTGTGATTTTACCCTCCCCCTCCTCACTGAGACATCGGGGGATTGTTTAGTGCTGGCTTTTTAACCATCAGTTTTGTCTGATGGGGGCTTTGCTAAGACTTACCTCAGATTGCCATCTAGGTCTTGTCCTTGTCCAGCTACCCTCTCGCGAGATTATATCTGCGGAGCCAAAGAAAACTTTTCGTTCAATGTGTTCGCGTGTTTGCGTGTCCACTTCACATTCTCCATGTAATCATCTAGCTTTTCATCGGCAACTGATTCCAAGTTACCAGCGAGTTCGCTATGGACTACACCCAAGGCATAGTTGAGCAGAGTTGCTTGATCTTTAGTTTTAACTTCGATACGGACGGATTCGGGCTGTTTAGGCATGGCTATATTATAATGTATATTTTAGTGTTTGTAAAGGAAAATTATTTGGGGTGGTGGGGGAACAAGAAACGAAAACCCCCACCACCCCTCTCTCTGCTCTTACCTAGATTACTGACTGGATACCAGCAACGTGAAGGGTGCGATACTTCACTGTATTAGAGTCGTCGATGTCGTGGACGCTAACGGTCACACACTTTCTGCCACTGTTCTGAGAAGTAAAAACATCTTCAACATCTTTGATCTTGAAGACGCGCACTCCATCGTTGGTGACGGTCGAACGCTTTGCGTTCTTGTAGCGCACCGTCTTACCTGTAAGCAGGGAAGCAAGGTGGATTGGGTTAGCGGGAAAGGCGAGGTGTTCGTTTTGTGGTATCATAAGGAGAATATAACACAGGGTTGGCTTCGTGTCAAGGGCGAATTATATAAAAGAGATTAAAAAAGTTAGGAAAGGAGGGAGCGCGAGTATGCAGGCTGTCCCCCAGAAGCTAAACACATCAATATTTTTGTCTAGTAAGATTGAAGTCACGCACATGATAATAGTGCCACCGATAAGGAAGGGGAGGATCACAGAAAGCAAAGAGGGCATAGGATGATTTAAATAGAGTTTAAATAGTTAATTACGCAGTAAATATATCACGGGGGTGGCAACCATGCAACTATTAAATTCATTTTAATGAATTTAATTCATAAGTCCTTGACTGTCAACGAGTTACGGGCGCGGGGTGGCCCGCTGGCCCTAACTCCTTAAGGCTTAGGGACTTAGAACATATCGCAGGCGTAATCCTCATCCATGCCCCAGCCAGCGGAGGCGAGCGCGTCGGCATCAGCCTCTGCGTCCGTCATGCGGTCTTCAGGCTCGGCATCATACTCGGCATCCTGCCGACCTGACCGCCACGCAGAAAACTGCGAAGGCTCTTCATCCCGCAACCCGCAAGGGGGGAACATAGCCATAAGCTCGTCGAGGGTGAGAGTGCCGTTATAACCGTGGTTGTATGCTTCTTCGTTATTCATGTAGTAACTATACCATAGGATGAGAACCTAGTCAAACACTTTTATTGTTTTTTTTGCAGTGACTTAGAGAAGGTATGCTATCGTCTTCCCGAGGGCTACCAAAGCAATAAAAACAACCATTCCGATTGCCAATACTAGTGTTACTGTGTCATCCATTTTCGCTTGCGTGTTCTATTAAAGAGTTTAAAGATGATTTAAATTCATCGGGTGAGCCTCCAATGTCGTGCGCGTTCATTGTATCTTGAAGCTCACCAACTGTCCAGTAGCCCGAAGGGAAGCCATTCGGCTCTCTCCATATTAAGTTGTAAACTTTTATCTTATAGGGTAGATTTTTATCAGTTAACCAAACCTGCCAAAGACTTTCAGCCCCGTCTGTAAAGATTGCGCGAATTACTTTCATTTCCACAAGATGAAGAAGATTATATAAAGGAGTATAGGTAAACCAAAGAAAACA